TTTTGCTTCTTCCTTTAGAAATAACTTTAGTTTGCGGATATTTTGCATCTTCGGTTTGTAAGTCCGTTTAGAGAACCCAACCTGATCTTTGCACATCTCGGTCGGGGTAGATGTCTTCGTTGACATTCGTGTTGTATTCAGGATAATCGCTTTGATGAAAAGACATATAGTCCACAAATCGCTGAACATAGTATTCAGCCGTCTTCCTTGATTTCTCAACCAAGTAGTCAACCTCCCCCTTCTCTACGCTCGTAGAGTTTTCGGAGTTGTGTTTGAATACACCGCCATTGGCGATCGTATAGGCGGCAAAAGGTAAATACTCCATCATAGCGAAATGAATCAGCATAGGCTGAACATAGTCGTTGACCAATGACAAGTAGTTGCCCGAAAGTGTTCCCGCAATGATATCCGCAGAAATCTTGTCGTAGAGCTTTGTACCCAAATAGTTTTGGATATGGATTTGTTGGGCAATCTTGATGAACTGAATGAACTTATCGGTATCCACATTACCACCCAATGCGGTATTGCGTACAATGTCCTCTCGTTTAATGAATAAAGCCGTTGCCATTAGTTACGGGGGTTTAAGAATCCTTCATTGGGCATATCTACGGGGCGAGTAGCAACCTTCTTATCGTTTACCTCCAACTCTGCACCCTCTTTCTTGGCTTTGTTTACGCTAATCTCGGCATTGGGGTTCTTGGCATCTACGCCTACTGCTCCCTCTTTAGCCATAAAGACCTTGCGCATCCAAAAATGATGGCAACGCGCTCCTCCTTTGTAGAGCCAAATGTCGTAGGTGTCTGCTCCTTGAGGGCCGAATCCCGCATTTACGGAACGATTGGCCATCTCAAGGATGTCTTCCTTGCGGTAGACCTTCTTTGCGCCTATCATCTTCTTGCAGAACTCTCTTGAGTTGCTTCCCGCTTTTTCGGGGGCGTATCCATAACGCACCTTGTAGATGCGACCTTCGGGAGTTACGCCATCTTGCTTACTCTTGGCGTTGGGGAATGCCGTTCCAGTAGAGGCGAACTTGGTCATACGCTCCATAGCATCTTCCGCTTCGTAGTCTACGGGGGATTCCTCTACCAATTCCCATTCATCCTCGTTGATGACCTCGCCCATCTCGTCCAAAAGATTGAACATACTATCAAGGTGGTCATCGTTGGGTTCTTGTTTGGATAGTTTGATTCCCGTTTCTTCTTCCATCGTCTCTTGGTCTACGACCACACCCTCTTGGAACTCTAATGGTTGGAGGGTCTTGAAGTATAGATTCAAAGAGATATCGTTGTAAGCAAGAATCTTGTCCACCCCATCCAAAATGGTCTCTTGCATAGGACGGATGACAGTATTGTCAAACAAGGTAGAGGCGGTCTTCAATTCCTCTGCGTTGTTTCCCAATCCGCTTTGGTCTTTGATACCCAAAAGCATCGGAGAGGTAACGCGGTGAGAGACCATCAACTTACGCATCGCCTCATCAGCCAAGAATTGGTATTGGTCAGAGGCATCAGATAGTTGTACGGGCGTAATGTCCGCAGCCATCTCCTTATTGTCGTTGAAGGCAAGGATGAATTTACCCGCATTGCTCGTTCCGCTAAACTTCTCCCCAATACGGCTCTCAATCAAGTAACGCTCTTCCTCCGTTGGGACTCCGTTATTGAAGTTGATGAGCATTGAAGGACTCATTCCGTTCTTGATATTGTTCAGGTGGTAGTTTGCTACTTCCTCCTCAAGCTCCGCATAGGGCAACCCTCCTTGATAGTCTACTGGAGAGTAGTAATAGAATCCCGCACGATAGGGACGGATGTAGAGAATCTCAATCCCTTCGTTGGAAAAGCCAAAAGCGGGAATCCGAATTGGAGTCTCTTTCTTGTTCTCTACCGCGCCCCAATCCTTTGCATAGTAGTACGCCTCAATATCACCCTCATCGTTGCACTTCTCTGCTCGTAATGACTCAACGGGCATATGATATACCTCTGTGATTTGTTGGTGGTCTTTGGAGTAGATGACTTGGAAGGCGCATTGACCCATCATCTTGAAGTCGGAGGTGACCTTACGCATACAATCCTTGCTGAACAAGGACTTCATTTTAGCGTATTGGTCGGGCTTTCTATTGCTATCGGTAGCATCCAACCCTTTTCCGTAGATCAGTTCGCTAATGCCGTTAATAATGGCGTTGTTTGTTGCGCTACCATTGTACCTATCAATGAGGTATTGGAAATAGTTGTTGCTATCGCCATAGGAAACCCATTCCTTGCCTCGTTGCTCCTTGACAACAGGGGTGGTGTATGAGGATAGGTTTACAAATCGGATGTTGCTCATAATACGATAAATTCGTTGTTGTAGGAGGTTTCCTCCGTGTAGACATTTTGGTTCACCGTGAACTTGTCATATTCGGTTTGTGAAGTTACGAAAACTCTATCTCGGTAAATGAGATTAGAGCCTTTAAAAATCTTCATACCATAGAATGTCCCACCGACCAAAGAAAAGGTCGCAGAGAGGCTCATAAAGCCGTTAGATTCGGTGATAGATGGGTTGATGGTAGCCGTAGTGTTTGTATTCTCGTTAATAAGATACAAAGTAACGCCATCAAGGTCGTTCAACGCTTGGCGTACACAACTGGAAGCCTCAAGAATCCCACCATCAAGCAAGACACGCTCAAAGTACAAATCCAAATCCTCCGAAGAAAACACATAGTCTCTCGGAATGATGGTGATGGTTTGTGATGTTCCTACGGGTTGTAAAATGTGCATCGTACCTAAATAACCAAAAAGCGAAAGTTTATTCCAAAAAGAAAGCCACCCGAAGGTGGCCTCTTGTGATTGTGCAATTATTATCTATTACCCTTTTACAAGTTGACGATAATCTTTAGCCAATTTAACCAATTCATCAAAAGCAGCACTTGCAGCTTTGTATTCGGAGTTTGAATTTGGGGCAATACCTAATTCTTTACACGCCTTTTCAAATTGAACTAAATCACGAGCAGCATCGTCAGCAACACTACTTGTAAGATTGGCCAATTCAAGAATTTGTTTTCTCACTTGGGTTATTTGAGATTCAAATTTGCTTCCTTCTGATTTAATGTTGTTAACTGCTCTTACATAACCTGCAAAGCTATCAGTCAAAGCCAACTCAACTTTCATCGGCTCTTGTGCGGAAAGTTCAACCTCTTTAGTGGAGAACTTATGCAGTTTGTTGTATACGGATTGTTCTTTGTTCATTATAGTGATTTTAAATCTGATGCTCCAGCACGGATTTGACGGATAATATTACCAAACTTATCGTGAGCCTCACCTACTTTGTTGTGTTTCAACCCAGCAGTACGCTCTAAATTTTCAAGTTCTGAATGATATGGAATCTTATCAAGTGATACTCCAAGTTTATCAGCATTTGATTTTACGTCAGACAAGAATTTACCTATTGAATTCCATAACTGATCGTGCTTATCTTCAAGAGTTCGGCTATATTGTTCATAGTACGATTGCATTGAAGATTCAAGAGTAGCTAAATCAGCAGCAAACTTCTTGAACCCTTGCTCGTATTTGTTCTCACTATCAATAAAGTCTTGCAGTTCTTTCTTGAACTGATTAGCCCTTACCATAGATAATTCTACCTTCATCGGCTCTTGAGCAGAGGTGAACTTATGTAGTTTATTGAGAGTATTTTGGTTCATCTTGTGAAAGTGTTAGAAGGGGGCATAAGCCCCCCTCCGTTCAACACACTATTAAGGATTGATTTGCGTACCGCTGACAGTCACTCCCGCAGATGCCAAAGTAGCATCCAAGAAGTTGGCGGGAACTTGCTCTTGGGCAGTCAAAGTAAGGGTGTAACCACTCAAGTCACCCATTGCTGCTCCAGTTACAATCGTTCCACCTGTGACTTCAGCTCCGTGAAGCAATCCCATCACAAAGATATTGCCATTGTAGTCCTCTACAAAGACGTGAGGACGGCCATAAGCCATCAATTTCAATTCTTTGTGCGTAGCCTTGTCCAACTTGGTGAAAGTCAAGTTCAAAGTCTGCTCAAAGAAAGTCGTTCCGTTCTCACGAGAAGAGGTAATGGTCTGCTCAAAAGAAGAGTTTCCCTTTACATCGTACTCGTAAGCCGTTGGAGTGCCACCGAAAGAGTCAATAGCATCGGTGTTAGTGGCATCATAGGTGATAGCACCCAAATCGCCATAGTTCGCGAAGTATACGGCTTTGATACCGCCTACTACATCTTTACAAGGGACTGTCCGTCCCGTACTTAAATCACAAGCCATAGTTATTTAAAATAAAAAAGGAGAGCGAGGGTGTTCCCCAAGCCCTCCTTTGGGTTAGTCAATTTCGGTTAATTAGGCGTAGTAAACGATATCTGCACCAACTCCGTGTTGTACACCCGCAGTAAAGCGCATTACCACACGAATGTTGTCTGATCCGTCCAAGTCAGCCATATCAAGAACCTTCACCTCGTTGCGGTCAGAAGCCAAGCCCGAACCGAAGAACAAGTTAGAAGATTGAGCAGCAACCATTTTGTTAGAAGCCAAACCATTTACCATAGCGACACGGATGCCGTCAAAGTACAAGGGTTGGTCACCATACCACATAGTTCCTTTAGACTCAATACCCGCAGCACCAAGACCTGAAGCACCGAATCCACCCAAAGCGCGGACATAAGCCTTTGCAACATTTTGTGGAACATAGATGGTCAAGTCTTCCTTGCCATACAAAGCAGCGGGGATAGCATCAACTACCTTACCCATCTCGGTGATGACATTGGCAGCAGTAACTGAAGTACCTACAACATCAACAACGGAAGCATCGGCAGCCAACAAAGCTTGGAAGCCATCAAACTCACCAGCAGTAGCGTTAACGCCTTGCCAAATGTTGGTTTCAATCTTTTGAGCAACTTTACCAGCAACGTGTGCAATCAAGAAGTCAGAGAAGTCAGCGGGAAGGTTGTCATAGACAGAGTATCCCATTTGTGCGCCTTGCCAAGTAGACAGGAAGTCCTTACGGCAAAGTTGCAAGTTCACTTGGAACTCTTCAACAGTCAATACGCGCTCGGAGAGAGTCAAGGTAGAGGTAGGAGTGAAATCGCAAGTAGCATCCTTAACGATATCGTCCGTTCCAACCTTTTGAATCACTTGCTTGTAGTGAACATTAGGCATAATCTCAACAAGACCCTTGTCAAGAGTGTCTGCGCTCAAAAGAGCAGCAGCGATGTACTTACTGGCAAATTCACCAGCGTAAGTAGTCGTGATAGAAGTGGTCGTAGCCATTTTTTATTTTGATTTGTTATTTGTTCAATTTTGAAAGAACTCGGTTCATAGCGGTTTGGGGTTTGCGTGTTGCAAACTTGACCTCCGCTTTGGGCGCAACTTCGGGGTTGTGCTTAATAGGTTTAGCAGCCGATTGGGCAGACAATTCCGTTTTGAGTTCGTTGTTTTCTGCTTCAACTGCACTCATCTTCTCTTTAGTATAACCCATCTCTTCACGGATAGCGGAGAGTTCGGCTTTTACTTCTTCAATGATGGGCATAACGATTGCCTTGATTTTTTCCTCCATAGGAAGCTCTTCGGCAAAGTGTGTTTCAGTCGTGTGTGACTCAACAATCTTCTTGGGGTTAGATGGGGTCTCGGCCTCCAACTCGGCAACGGGTTCAGCAGCCACTTCGGCTACCTCTTCCTCTACCTCTGATTCAGCAGACTTAACCTCACTAATGATACCCTCTTCGGCAACATACAAGACATTGCCATCAGCAAGGGTGTATTCACCAACAGGAAGAGCGATGCGGTCTTCTTCGTTTACGATGAATACCTCATTGCCTACCTCAAAGGCTTCAGCCTCAAGAACAGTTCCGTTGTCAAGAGACATTTGTGCGAACTTGACCTCTACGGTCTCCTTAACGGAAGACAATTCGGTCATAATGCGCTTCAATACTTCGGTTGCTTTCATAACTAATTAAATAATTGATTTTGATTTTGAAATTACATTTTTAGGGTGTTTGTGTAATGCTTCCGATGCCCTGCGCTCG